CCGCCGCATTGGGTGTTGGTAGTGTTGAATTAGGGCACGCTACTGATACTACTTTATCTCGTTCATCTGCAGGTGTTCTTGCTGTTGAAGGTGTGGTTGTTCCAACTGTATCTTCTACCAATACCTTAACAAATAAAACAATCAGCGGTGCATCAAATACCCTATCGAATATTGGTAACTCGTCACTAACAAATAGCAGCATCACTTTAGCAGGAACTGCAGTTTCTCTAGGTGGTTCATTTACCGCAACAAATATGCTTGATGCAATCAAAACAGTTGACGGTGCTGGTTCAGGTCTAGATGCGGATCTTCTCGATGGAAACTCGAGCGCATATTTCCGCATTAATGTTTACAATGCAGCAGGGACTCTATTGAATTAATATGACAACGGTGATTCAATTAAAAAGAAGCGAAACTGCTAATGCTGTTCCCACTGCAGGGCAAATTGCAGTCGGAGAACTTGCAGTAAACTTAGCAGACGGAACACTATACTCTAAAAAAACCGATGGAAGTATTATTGAAGTGGGTGGATATAATCCAGATTTCTTTACTATTCCAGGAACAATCGATCTGGGTGATCTCGCAGGGGTAAATCCTACAGTGTATGACATGGGTGCATTATAAATAGTCCCAAAGAGGACAAGATATGGCAATTTCTTCAAGACAAGGTTTAATAGATTACTGCTTGCGCAGACTTGGGTTTCCAGTAATCGAAATTAATGTGGACGATGATCAAGTAGAAGATCGCATCGATGACGCATTACAGTATTTTCAAGAGTATCATTTCGACGGTGTTGAAAGACTCTATCTCACACACAAAGTTACCACCGCAGAACTGAAATTTTCAGGATTGTCTACACCCTCGTTCGAAAACAACGAGATGTTAGTCGGCAATACTTCAGGTGCGACATGTATCTTATATACAATATCTGGAACTACTGCGAGAATAACTAACGTAAAGGGTGCGTTCACAGCAGGTGAAACTGTTACTGGTTCTACCTCAGGATTCAGTAGAGCAATCGCATCCACAAGTTTCTATACTCCAGGAGATATTCAAAACGGTTATCTCCCGCTCCCTGATTCGGTAATCGGTGTTATCCGTGTTCTACCAGTCAATGGTCCAAGTTCTGGTATGAACAATCGCAACAACATGTTCGATCTTATCTATCAATTCCGCTTAAATGACATGTATAATCTGCTGTCTGCTGACATGGTTTATTACACGCAAGTCCAACAGCATCTATCAATGCTCGACATGCTTCTAGTCGGCGATCGTTCATTCAAATACAATCGTAAAATGGACAAGATGTATATCGACATGAATTGGGAAGAGGTATTAAATCCTGATGACTTTATTGTCATTGAGTGCTATCGTATCTTAGATCCTTCGACATACACACAAGTCTACGATGACATGTTCCTCAAGCGTTATGCTACTGCACTGATCAAACGTCAGTGGGGCGAGAACATGAAGAAGTTTGGTGGTATCCAACTTCCTGGGGGTGTCATTCTAAACGGTAGAGAGATCTACGAAGAAGCAGTCGAAGAAATAACGACAATCGAGAACGAAATGCAATTGAAGTCAGAGTTGCCTGTCGATTTCATGGTTGGATAAGACATGCCAACGAACTTCTATTTTCAATCTGGTAATACATCTGGAACCACAAACGAACAACGTTTGGTGGAAGATCTTGTCATTGAAAGTTTGAAGATCTACGGTCACGATGTTTATTATCTTCCAAAACAAACAGGTAATTTGGACGGTATCCTAGGCGAAGATGCACTTCAGTATTTTGATCAAGCATATCCTCTCGAAATGTATCTTGAGAACGTTCAAGGTTTCGAAGGCGAAGGCGAACTGTTCACAAAGTTCGGATTTGAATTTAGATCTTCGGCAACCTTCGTTGTTGCCAAAAGACGTTGGGAAGAGGGTGTTGCTCAGAATGCGACATTAGAATTACCTGGAAGACCAGCAGAAGGCGATCTACTTTACTTCTCGAAAACCAAAACATTTTTCGTGATCAAGTATGTTGACTTCTTAAATCCATTCTATCAACTCGGCAAGATTTATACATACAAACTGCAATGTGATGTCTTCGAATTCAGTTCGGAAAGAATTGATACAGGAATCGAAGAAATCGATTCTCTAACAGACAAATCAAATCAAGATGTTTACAGATTCCAACTGCTTCAACAGTCAGGGGACTTTGTTCTAAACTCCAGTGATGATTCAATTATCCTCGAGGTATATGCATCCGCAGACACAGATCCACAATCAGATAATGATGAATTCGAGGAAGAAGCAGAAGGTATTCTAGACTTCAGCGCATTCAATCCATTCGGTGAGGTACAGAAAAGAGCATAATGTTTTTACGTCAACACTTTTATCATCAACACATCAGAAAAGCAATTATTGCTTTCGGCACAATTTTCAATCAGATTTCAGTTAAGAGATACAATTCTGATCAGGAAGTCGTGCAATCTGTTCGTGTTCCTTTGGCATATTCACCAAAAAATAAATTTCTCGCTCGTATTGCAGAAGTTCCAACAACGACTACACAGGCAACGGCAATTATACTACCGCGAATGGGGTTTGAGATAACAGGATTGCAATACAATCCTGCGAGAAAGATTAACTTGCTAACTAAGAACGTAGCAATCGGTCAAGGCGATGACCCTAACATGCTGCGAACTCAATTCACAAGCACACCATACGACATGAATATTTCTCTGTATGCAATGGCAAAGAATCAGGATGATGGGTTGCAGATTATTGAGCAAATAATTCCGTTCTTCAATCCTGACTTCTGTGTTACCATAACTGACATTCCCGCAATGGGAATCAAAAGAGATCTTCAGATAGTTCTTGATTCTATCAATTATGAAGATGATTATGCTGGTGATTACATGCAAAGACGTTCGATTGTTTGGACGCTAAACTTTACGCTTGGATTAAACCTATATGGTCCAGTCGAAGAGCAAGGAATTATCAGAAAAGCAATTGCGAATACATATACAGATATTGAAAATCCTACGTATGAGCAAAAATATCAAGTAACAACAAATCCAGGTACTGCTGCAGTAACTGATGACTGGGATTATGTGGAGCAATTCGATGAATTTTTCGAACAAGGGTAACTATCAAGATCTTGACGATCTTTTTGGAACTGAAACAACAAAGATCCCAGAACCAGTTGAAGCAATTGAAGTGGAAACTCTTCCGGCAACTACGACTGCATCTGCAGTTCCAGCAGTCATCGAATCCACTGGTAATGACATTGAAGATGATTATAATGTTGCTCGCAATAAACTAAATGAATTGATTGACACAAGTCAACGAGCATTGGAAGGTATGTTAAACGTTGCGCTTGCAAGCGACAGTCCTCGTGCCTATGAAGTCGTTGGACAGTTGATCAAAACAACTGGTGATACTGCTAAAGATCTTATGGATCTTCAGGCGAGAAAGAAAAAAGTTCTTCAGGATGATAGCAAGAAAACTCAGCAAATCGACACGCAGAATAACATTATCTTTTCCGGAAGCACCCAAGATTTACTCAAGGCATTGAAAGCAGAGAAAGCAAAAGTTATAGAACATGATAGTTGAGGAATCCTCGTATCACGGTAATATTAATTTAAAACCGATTGGATACAAACACAATTTTACTCCGGAGCAATTGACAGAACTCGCGTTGTGCGAGGAAGATCCAATTTACTTCATTGAGAATTATTGCATGATCGTGTCGCTCGACGAAGGTCTCATTCCATTCAAACTCTATGACTGCCAGAAGCGCAAAGTCCACCATATTCTAGACAATCGTAAAGCGATTCTCATGGAAGGTCGTCAGCAAGGTAAGACTATCACATCTGCTGCTTGTATCCTTTGGTACACACTGTTTCAAGATGCAAAAACTGTTGCTATTCTTGCGAACAAGACTTCTGCTGCACGCGAAGTCATGAATCGTTATCAAGGTATGTTCGAGAACTTGCCTCTCTGGATGCAGCAGGGTGTAAAGACTTGGAACAAGGGTGACGTTGAATTAGAAAACGGATCCAAGGTCTTCACTGCTGCTACGACTGCCTCTGGTATTCGTGGTAAGTCTGTTAACTGGTTGTATATCGACGAAGCAGCGATTATTCCAAACACGGTTGCCGAGCAGTTCTTCGCTTCAGTTTATCCTACAATTTCTGCTGGTCAAACGACGAAGATTCTATTGACGTCAACACCTCTGGGGTATAATCACTTCTGGAAATTCTGGAACGAAGCAGAAAAAGGTGTTAATGGATTTGAACCCATGTTCATTCCATACACTGAGATTCCAGGGCGTGATGATGCATGGGCAGAAGAACAACTCAAGATGCTCGGGGAACTCAAGTTCAACCAAGAAGTTCTCTGTAACTTTCTTGGTTCGAGCAATACTCTTGTGAATGCACATACACTTGGCGCGATGAGTTCTATCGACCCTATATACATGAAGGATGGTCTAGATATCTTCGAGGATCCGATCCCAGAGCACATATATGTGATGGGTGTTGATACTGCAAGAGGCATTGGCGGCGACTATTCAGCATTTACGGTAATTGATGCGACCACAGTTCCATATAAACTAGTCGCCAAATACCGCAACAATAAAATACCACCGATGTTATATCCTAACATTGTAAACAA